CCAATCAATACTAAATCGGTGTAAGTTCCGGGAATTGTTGAAAATGTGACGGTTGCAGCAGCACTTCCCAAAGTCGTCGTCGCGATCGGCTCATAGGTCTTTGGCATTGTTATCCCTTGATTCCGTATAAGGCTGCGTGGGTATATTGAACGAATGAAGCCGAACCGTCCGGAAATAGTTTCAACGAATTCACCGCATTTGTGTTATTCCACAAACTCGAAAATAAACGGATATGACCGGCACCGTTTGCATCGTATCCGCCTAGAGTTCTAATGGTGGTGTTCTTATTAGTGTTGGCATAATCTAGAACATCGACAACGGCAGAACCAAACACGTTGCTTGTGGCAGATGCCGACGGTGCGAGTAGTAATGCTCCCCTTGCAACAGATGATGAACCGGTGGCTGAGGCGTTACTACCGTCTCCGGCTAGGGCGTGTAAGGCGTAATTGTTGCCGGTGTCTCCGTTTACTTGAATAAAAATCGTATTGACTGCGGCAGCGCGATTATCTCGGCAAGAAAGGCGCACCTGAATATGTTGATAGGTTGATGGAATAGATGAGAAGGTAATATCGGCAGCACCACCAGCACCTACGGTGACGGTTGCGATAGACTCGAAATCGCCTAACTGCACGCCTGAGCCAATAATCCCTGGAATGAGAAGCATTAGGTAAGGTCGCCTACCACTAGCCAGGTGTCGGTTCCGACCTTGATGCATGAAGCCGCCGAGTAGCGAGCTCGAAGCACCGGCGCGGTTGATGTTGCTCCGGTCGATGTGATGGTGGTCGTGCCTGATGTGACCGCCTTGATGGTGGTTGCACCGGTTCCAAGCTGAGTGACGTTGATGACCGAACCGATTGGGAAAGCAACGTTGGCGTTGGTCGGAATAAGGAAATCGTTAGCCGAAGCGACGTTCATGCGAACGAGCTTGTTTCGGTTGTCGGTCAGAACTGCGGTGTAGGTCGCGGTCTGGTCGTTCAGCGTGACCTTGCCTAATCCGTCATCGAAACCGTTACCGATTGTTCGCATGGCAGACGCGCCATCTTTGACCAGATCGGTATCGTCGGGTAGATCGATTCCGAAGATTGTCGTGGTTGCCATTAGCTAATAACTCCTATCGCATTCTGCCATGTAAGTGTAGCATCTACGTCACCCCATTCGAGGGTAGCCGTTACCTGATCCCAATCCTGCGCGACCGTCCAGAATTCGGTCGGGCTGAGGGTAAGGCTCAGGGAAAGTCCTGAAAGTGTCGATCGAAACGTCCAGCCTTCGACGTAACCCACGAACGAACCGCCGTTGATGTTTGCCGGCAGGTTAGCGATTGCCACCGGCATGCCCATAAACACGTTGAGAAGGTCATCTCGGTTTGCATCGCTTAGTTCTGGGTTTTGCAGGGCATAGGTAATCGAATCGAATTTGGATTTCGGAGTAGAGCGGAACGTCACGAAACGTTCAGCCACCGCTTCGGCGTCTGGGTCGTCATCGATCAGCGAATTGATCGTCCTGGCATAAAGTCCATAAGTGTCGATGGAAGTCTGGTCGGTGTAGGTGTAGGACGTGCCGAAATTGTTTTTATAGTTGATGACCAGGTCGTTCACGATATCGCCCTGGCGCGTCGTTGAGCGGATACCCTCCGCGAGCGCATGATTGGCGTCGAGGTTGACGTAACCGTTGGCGACTAGGTAATCCTGCCGGTGGTCTGCGTCTCCATAGGAAATCAAACCGTTTGCGTCCTCATAGAGATAACCGATGCCGGAATTGGCAATATCTGAAACGTAGGAATACATATTGACCGGCGCAGCCGATCGGCTGATCATTTCGTATTCGCCTTCGTCGATTTCGCCTATGCCTACGTTTTCGGCGTCCTCCCAGGCAACGGTCGGGTCGTAGGAGTTCCAGGTTTCAGAGGTTGCAACCTCATTCCATGAATTCGTCAAAAGGCTTTCGAGAATGGTTCGAATCTGAATGCCGTCAAATGCTTTGCTCAGCGATCCTTCCCAGACCGCATTCTGGAGCTTTGCCAAAGCCCCAAGCGCATAAATGTCTAGGACGGTGACGGTTGCAGCTGATCCGGTGCGCTCGACTCCTACCGCTATGTCTGAGATTCGACCACCAAAAATCGGAACGTAAGTGTTCGTCGTATCTTTGACTTCGATATTGATCGCGGTGTTGATGCCCCAGGAATAGACCTGATTGGTGAGATTGAGGACGCGAATCGCCGCATAGCCAGCCTGAGCCTGAGCGTTGACGTCGGTTCGACCAGAGGTGATTGAGAAGCCGACCAACGTGATTCCGGTGATTGTGTCGCCGTTAGCCTTGATGCGATAGTCGGGAGTCCAGGCGGTCACGTTACGAGGACACCGCCTAAGAAGCCGCCGCCGCCACCGGTGCCACGCGATGCTGACTCGGTGAGAACTCGGGCAATCTGGCGAGCGGTTGACTCTGAGTCGATTGCTCCGTTGACGGTGATGTTATTCGTTACCGGTGCGACTGCCGAAGCTGCTGGTGCGCTCGCGGTTGGAACACCGCGCTCGATTGCTCGGATGGATGGCGCGGAAGGTGATACCGCACCGCCTGACGGTGATGCGATGGTTGGAATGTTAGGAAGTAATGGAACCGCGTTGTAAGCCTTGATGAGGGCGTTTATGCCGATGATGGCAGCTTCGACGGTTGCGGTGATGACCTTCGCCACCGTCGCGATAACCTTGATGACTCCCTCAGCGATGACGCCTAAGCCTTTGAGCGCACCACCTAGCACCTTGCCGATGGTCGGTGCGATGTAAGTCTGGATCAAGTCTGCAAATGCGCTGAACGATTCTCGGTTGTCGCTGATGGCGTTTCGAACGCGGTTGAAAAGGCTGACCGCGCCTTCGAATGCCGGACGCAAAACCCGAAGCACGATGTCCACGGTCTTTTGGATGTTATCGGCAAGACCGCCAGGCGCACCGAATGACTCGGTAAATCGGTTGATAACCGGCACCACGTTAGCGTTGACGAAATTGATGAGTCTTTCGAGGATTGGGAGCAAAGCAAACCCGACCGACTCCTTAGCTTCGTCGAAGCCGACTTTGAGACGATCGAGACGACCCTGGAAAGTGTTAGCGGCTGCGGCTGCCTGACCCGAGAAGGTCTGCCCTAGTTTCTGGGTTATTTGGTCGAATGAGAGGGTTGCGACCTCAGCCTTAGATAAACCCACACCCAGACGCGTTAGACCGCCTAGATTGCCTTCCTGAGCCTTTGAGAGAGCTTCCGTGACCGCTTGCAGGCTACGACCTGAACCAGCCGATACGTCAAGCGCAAGGGCTTGAAGCTTCTGAGCCTTTTCGAGATTGCCGGTCGCTCGAACAAGTCGATCCAGGCTTGGTCGAAGTTGATCATCCGCGACGCCGGTAGCGAGTGCGGTTTTCTCGATGAAGTCCTCGGTGGCTGCGACCTGAGCTTCGGTTGCGCTGGTTACGTTGACCAGGGTTCGACGTAGCGATTCCTGCGCCTTCTCATCCTCGATTGCGGCTTTGACTCCATCGACTGCGAGCTTGACCGCGTAGGCTCCTGCCGCGGCTGCGGCGGCGGCAAACGCTAGGGCTGCCTTCTTGCCGAACTCAGCGACCTTGTTGCCGAAGGTCTGAACTTCCTTCTCACCCTGACCAAGTTGCTTTTTGAGGTTATCGACATCGGCAAGGATGGAAAGTTTTAGCGTTCGGAATTCAGCCATTTCAAGTCCACTTCTTCAAAATGCGATCAAAGGCTTCGACCCATTGGGCGACTAGTTGAGGCTGAATGCGACGGAGTGTCGGATAGATGAAGTAGCCAGTATTCCCACGCCCCGAGGATCGCGGAGTGCGTTTTGGAAATTGTGTGAATCGATTAGAACCGAACTCAAAACCACGCCATAGTTCTTTCGTCGTGCCACCACCGCTAAAACGCTGACTGGCGAACCCATATGAGAATTCACCGACTTTTGAGGTTCTGCTAACGCGCACACCATCTGCGATTCGCCGAACCGCGACCGGATTGACTGTGCGAGTGAGCGCGGCTTTCCTGACTTCCTGCGCCGCATATTGCGCCAGCTCATAACCCATTTTCTTCGCTTCGTCGGTGGCTTGGTCGTTCATCGCTTTGAATGCGCCTATGACCGAACGCAGTTCCTTCTTGTCGAAGGCTAATGCTGGCTCGGTCACTTGCGCTCCTTCAATATTTCGAGAGCGGTCAGGATGTCTGATGCATCCGTCCACTCACTCATCGGAATTCTGGTCGCTATCGCCAATTCGACGATGAGCCGGCTCAGGCTTCCGGTTGGGTGACTTTTGGGTCGGACTCACCTGCCGCAACGTCCTCGACCGTAAGGCTCCAGACATCAAAAGGTTTGACCGGTAGTCCTGCGGCTTGACGCTTGTGAGCGTGATACGCCAAGAACATAAGATCCCAAATGCCGATGTTTCCTTCGGCGTGCGTGATCTTGTTGCCGGTTTCCCTTTCCCACTTAGCCCACTCCGGCGGTTGCGCGGTGTAGGTTTCAATAGATCCCGAGGTATATGTAATTGTGATTGGTAGTTTCATATCCCGATTCTCCGATTAGCTAAAGGACTCAGCCGGAACGCCGATGACCTGGAACTCAAATGTTACTGTCTGCGCGTCGTTTCCGCTTCCACCGGCTGACGGCCAGGAAGGAAGAATCTGGAAAGTAAAGACCGCGCCTGATGCTGCGGTGAACACGGTGCTGATTCCGGTGTTCGGTGCTGACTCAGCGACGCCCCAAAGGATTTCGCAAAGCGATCCGGCAACACCCCAATCAGCGAGCATTTCAACCGAAAAGGTGAAATTGTTATCGAGAACTTTGTAGGCTTTGCCATCGAGTGTCTCGTAGGTTTCGCGAACCATTTCGCCGCTTAGAACGGCTGAGGTCGCCTGAGCGTCGAAATTGTTACCACCGATAGTGAAGGTAACATCGCGACCGGTAATTACGGCGGTAGGCATTTCTGCTCCTTAGTTTTGGAAATAGGTTGAAACCCGAATATCAGCGACGAGCTGATTTGCAGATCCAACCTGTGTGACTGTTGGTCGGTTGACCTCTCCGACGATATAGCCGGATGGCAGATTCGTCAGAACGCTAGTGATGAGTTGTTCCAGGTTATCGAGTGCGGCTGCGTTGCTCGCATAGTTGACGCCAACGGCGAGAACCATATTGACGCGTAATCTCAGGGTTGCTTTGCCGATTGTTTCGATTTCCAAATATGGATCATCGGGAACGAACGACACGTGAGGAACCTGGGGAGCCTCGGGAACGTGATCGTAGATATTGGCAGGAACCGCAGCGAGCGAGGATTTGAGCGCGGCGCGAACCTCGGTCGCGATGGTCATAGGGCGATCGACTCCTGATCGATGTGACGACCGAGAAGCCCTGAAACTCTGTTGAATAGGCTTCGACCGAGCCGGAATGGCGTTACCTGAAAATCGACGCCTTCGATCTGACCGCCTACTGCGCTGCGTGATTGGAAAACCTCGGTGGCGACCGCTAGAACCGCCGACTCAACCTCTGGAACGCCTACGTAGGTGCTCGCGCCACTCAGGGTCGCAGTTCCAGCCGGAATAAGGTTTCGTTTTGCGATGTCGGCATTAGTGATCGCCACACGGAAGGTCGTATCGCTAAGACCGTCTGCGAGAACGGTGTGAGTGCCGTTGAAAGGTGAGCCGGCATTCGCGATGACGACGCTCTGACCTTCGTTGAACACCTGAACGGCGTCGAAGGTAAAAATGGCTTGGTTGTCTTGCAATTCGACCGAACGAATCGGGCTGGAGTATTTGACGAGCATCGGAAGCACGACATTTTCAGCCGTATCGATGACGTCCTCCAAAATAGGATCCGAGTAAAGCGAAACGGAGACACCGAGGACGGCGCGTAATTGACCTACGCTGATGATTGTCGGCACGGATGCTCCTTTCGATTAGGGATCCTGGGTGGGCTCGGGATCACACCCACCCAGGACTATTGATTGACTACGGTGTAACGGTGAGCTTACGGAACGCCGATGGGTAGCGGTTGACTACTGCGACGTAACCATAAATGCCGACCTCGATACGACCGTTTGCGACGACGTTCGCACGAATCTGGACTGTGCCGGACTCATGGAAACGCATTGCTGCGGATGGGTAAACGAGAGCGTGCTTGGTGTTTGTATCGTCACCGGTGTAGTTAGGATCGACGACCAAACGAAGTCCTGCGACGGTTCCAGCCGTTGAAGCCTGGGTAATGAGACCTGCTGCATTGTCTGGAAGTGCGGCTGCGTAGAGCGGACGCTTTGAATCATCTACTGCTGCGAGCAAACCAGCAAAGTCGATTCCTTCGGATCCGCCGGTGTTCGCGACGAGAAGATTGCTTGGTGTAAAGCGCATGACTCCATAGGAGTCAGCGATACCCTTTGCAATTGCGCCGTAGATTGTGGTTGCATCGGAAGCGGATGCGTTCTGCGATGCGATCTGAGCTGCATAAGCGTCGGTCTTTTGTGCGTAGGACGCGGCAAGCTCGCGGAGAAGCAAGTCGACGAACGATGGGTCCGAACGATCCACGAGCTCGACGTTGATGATGTTTGCACCTGCGAACTTGACGATGGTGTCCTCTTGGAAGGTTACGACTGTGTCGGTTGAATCGAACTCAACGCCTTCACCGGTAACTGCAACGGTCGCCTGTGCGCCGAGCTTAGGCGTGAACACTTTCATGCCGGACGCTGGAAGGGCTGCGCGCTCGATGGAGTTGATGAACGGACGTGAATCATCGATGACGCCGATGATGTCGCGAAGATAGTTTGGTGGAACCATTCCGGTGTTCTCGGAAACGGTAGCGATGTCGAGTGCTGCAACGAGATCGCGTGCGTCGGTGTCGCCTTGTGAAGCGCGAACCTGAGCGAGTGCGTATTGTCCTGCGGTGACGTTGAGATTCACGCGAGGAGCGGTGAACATAGGTGCAGACTTAGCCTGAACCTCTGCCACCGGTGCTTCTACCGTTTCGACGGCAGGAGCTGGAACGGTAGTGTCGGACACTTGTTCTCCTTGTGTTGTTGGTTGATCCTCAGAAGCGGATGCCTCTTCGGAAACTTGTTCGTCGCTTGCCGCGACCTCAGCGACTCGCGCTGAATCGATTGCTGGCTCTGTGACCAGGCTGACTTCGATGAGCTTTGCGGATGAAATAACCATCGCGCCATCTTGATTCGCCCAATCGTTCAATTTCACACCCACGCTAAAGCCGTCTCTGAGTCCTTCGGCTGCCTCGACGAGGGCATCTGATGCGACGGTTGTATTTGCCAGTCGGAACTTGGCTTCGATGCCGGTATCGGTAACTTCTGCGCTGAGCATCTTGCCGATTGGCTTGCTCATCTCATGCTCTAGCAAAAGCTTCACATTCTTTCCGAACTGAATTGAATTCTCGCTGAAAATGGTGCGTCCGGCTGACGTATTGCCTTCTTCGCCCCATGTAACGATCCGACCGGTGAGCGTGCGTGACTCGACGTCTGCCGCCGTGATGGTCATTGGGAAATTGATCTTCATCCTAAGAGATCCTCTGCTTTCCTGACTTCCTCCACGGTCATCGCTCCGATGCCGGTGAGAATCTGATAAATCTGTGCTCGCTCCAAAGGATTTCCACGAAGGAAATCATCTAGGTCGAAACGAACGCGAGTGCCTGCCGGCGTGAAGTCGTCCATCGATAAACGCGATTCGATTGCGGTGAGAATCGGACGAAGCGAGAAGTCTATAAGAGAACGACGCTCTGATGTAGCGTTTGAATAGGTCATCGAGGTAGATTCTGCGCTAAGGAAATATGCAGGGATTCCGCATTGACGCGCTAATTCAAGAGCGATGTATTGACGAGCCTCGCTAAGTTGAAGTTGCTTAGGATCAAAGCCCAAAGCCTGCAATTCGACGTCAGCATTGAGGAAAGCGGTTGCGCGATTTTGACGGCTAACTTTCCATGACTCCAAAAGTGCTTTGATGCGCTCGGAAGGTAGGTTCGTGCCGGTCGATTTGAGAACCATCGTTGGGAGCGGTTCTTTCGCGTAGATTTCGGCAGCCTTTTCTAATTCAATCGCTGCTCTGATAGTGCGACCGGCACGATTCAAGATTCCAACGTCTGCAAGATTGTAAAACGCAATTACTGAACCGACACCGGTCATCGGAACGTTCTGTCCGTTGACGGTATATCCGATTACTTCTGTGCCAAGAGGATTCGTTCGAACGCTAACCCAGGTGGGATCGATGCGAGTCCATTGACGGACGCGACCACCATCCGAAGCGGCATACATGTCGAGAACCTGACCGTAAGCGACACCGAAGAGCCAAAGATCTTGGGCAAGATATGAATAAATCAACGATGCAGGAACGCGAGGATCTGGTTGTCGAAATGATCGCTCAACCGGAATGCGTGAGCCTGTTGCATCATTGAATTTTTCAATTGGTAACGATCCGACCGTTGAGGTGATGATTCCGTTAGCGCGTGCAACTGCCGGAACTGATAAAGCGGATGCGCGAGGAACGCTGATCGTGCCGCCTGCGATATTGAGTGCGGTTTGGTTGACGTAGAAAGGTGCGAGAGAAGCTGCAACGTCAACTACGTCGTTAGCTTGTTTTGGAGTGCCGAATAAATCGGATAGGACGCCCATTGATGGATAATTCTAGCACGAAAGACCGTCTAATAAACGAAACCGCCGGCGTCCAAAACCGGCGGTCGCGTTTCCTGGAGTATCTGACTCCGGGAGCGGATCAAGCGCGTTCAGCCTACGACGATGTCGATCCCGTCGTCAACCCGAGTCGCGAAGTGAGTGACCAGGGCTGACGCAACGGCAGCGCAGACGGTGGCGCTGGATGCCCGACGACCGATAACCCATGAAGAATCCCCACGTTGATACTTCACGGCTGAAAGCACCTGTTTCGTAAATTCCTCCTGACCTGAGTGCCTAAACCTGCCTGAATTGATGGCTCCCGACCATTCGTCACACGCCTGCATGTAATCGTTGCCATCGACGTCATGAACCGGAATACCGGCTGGGATGAGTCGAACCGCGATCGCGGATGCGGTTTGCTTCGAGTAAGCAAGCGTCTCGACCTGATACTTTCGAACCCACGGCGCGATGTCGTTCGCCAGGGCTTTATCGTCGAGAGCCAAATCTCCCTTCCATGTCTGCAACAGAACGACACCGAATCGGTCGCCATCGAGCTTTTGAGCCGCAACCAAAGCCGCTTCCTGGCGACTGGGGCTGAGATCAATACCAAGCCACGTGGTCTTTTGAGGATCCAGCACAATCTTCTCATCGCGGCAGGTTTCCCATTGATCAGGGTCAACCGCACCATTCAAAGTCGTCACCCATTGGCAAAGCATTTCGGTTCTAATCGTGTCCGGTGGATCATTGAGAGCCATTTTGAGATTCTCAGGATGGATCGTATAACCGAGCGATGGATTTGCCTGCGCTAATCCTTTCCACATGGTCATGGATCCGTCGATGGGAGTATCAGGATGCGCCGAATACTCCCACCAACCGATATCGTCACCTGAACCGCTTAGAGAGGCGAGAGCGCGTTCACGCAACGAATTCAGGATTACCGATGAGGCGTCACCGGCGTTCGAGTAAATCCAGGTCTGCGGATTCCTCGCTGCCTGGAGCGTATAGCGAATCGATGCCCAGGTTGCTTCGTTTTTATATTCGCGAAGCTCATCGAGGTGGATGGCTTCGGGCTTTGAGATACCGCGAGTCGCGTTATTGCTCGCTCGGTAGATGTACCGCGCTCCGTTCATGAATTGGATCTCTTGTTCGCCATTCGCCCACCGGATTTTCTTCACTTCGCCGGCAAGTTTGGAGCTTTCGACTATGTCCACGAGTCGCTTGAAGGATTCCCGGGCGGTCGAGATTGTGTGAGCCGTTCCGATTTGTAAATCGTCCTCGAATAACATCGCTCCGGCAAGGATGCGAAGGATCATAAAAGTCGTCTTGCCTGATTGCCTGGCTATGAGAAGCCCATTGAGCGGATAAGCCCAACGTCCGTTTTCTTTGACTTTGAGCGACTCCGTGGCTACCCATTCCTGCCAAGGAAGCAAGGGGAAGCCGATTTCGCGGCAGAAGTCGATCATTTCTTGACCGCGAGAGGGTAAATCTAGGGTTTTGGAGTGGATTCGCGGTTCTGTAACACCCCTTATTGTCGATAAGTCCAGATTGCTCACGAAGCTTCCCCATCTAGGTTTTGCAAGCCCGATTCCTCGCCGTAGTGGACGATCGTAGCCGTTTGAGAGGTAAAAGAGCCCAG